CTGCCGCCATCACGCCCAAGCCGATGATCAGCGTACTGGGGCCCACCAGCAGCAGGCGGTCCAGCGGCTGACGCTTACAGGCAAACTGGCTGACCCCGGCCATCAACTGCCAGCCGGCGGCGAACAGGCCAGCCTTGGTGCGGTCGTCGATGCCTACCAGCTTGGTTGCGAGCGACGGGCCAAGGGAGGCATACAGGCTGCCGGTGGACCAGGCCAGGCAGATGGCCGCCGCAGCAAAGATGAATGCACCGAGCATCTCCCGCGGCACCTTGATGGTGGTGGGGCGCCAGGCGCGCCAGCGAAACTCCGGGTGGCGCTGGCCGATATCGGCCGGCCAGGGCGCAAACAGCAGCATCGCCACCGTCACGCAGCCGAGTGCCACCGTGACCGCAAAGGGCCAGGTCAGCGCCGCGTCGCCCAGGCCCAGCATCAACGAACTGACCGTGGGGCCGGCAAAGGCGCCCAGGGTAAAGAACAGGGCGGAGAGGGTGGCGGCGCGGGTCCAGTTGTCATTGGGCTCCAGCTCGACCAGCGCGGCAGAGGAGGCGCCCGTCACAATGCCGGTACCAATGCCGGTCAGCACCCGGGCGGCGCCCAGGCCGTAAATATCGCTGGCCAGCATGAACATCACCGCGCCGGCAATGATGAACAGCAGCCCCGGCACCATCATCTGACGGCGGCCGATCTTGTCTGACAGCGAGCCCAGGGTCAGCAGGGTCAGCACCACGCCCAGCACATAGATGGAAAACACGGCCGTCAGCGCGGTGGACGAGAAGCCCATTTTGACCTGCCACACCGCGTACAGCGGTGTCGGCACGTTGCTGGCAAAGATGGTAGTGAAAATCGCCAGCAGCGCACCACACATCGCCACCCGGCGACTGCTTGCGGAACTGCTGTGTGACGATGGCCCTGACATCTTCCTGCTCCTTCCCGATAAAGCGGCGATTATCGCAGAAGCCGGCGCGCAGCGGACAGTCAGTCAGGCCATCACTGCCGCTGATGTGGCGCGGGCTCGCCCAGCGGTTGCGCCAGCTCCGCTAACGACAGCGGCGTGGCAGCATCCAGCGCACGCGCCATCAGCAGGCGCAGGACCGACGCATCCGGCCGGCGCGCAGGCCACTGCTCGGTGTATTCGATCAGCTGGGTCTCGCCGTCTTCGCCTGCGGTTGCCAGGGCAAAGCGGAACGGATGATAGCCGCTCATGCCCAGGCGCAGGTCGGTGGCTACCCACTGCCCGTCGATCAGGTCATAGCGCAACCGGTCACCGGTGAACCAGCGAAGGCGCTCGTTCTGCGGTGAGTCTGCCAGCGCCTGCGCCGCCGCCTCGCTTTGCCGTGGCAGCGCGGTCAGGCTCATTGGCTCGTGATCCAGCCAGCCGGTCAGCCCCTCATAATAGGTATCGCCGTCCACCGCCATCACCCGCCAGAGCAGGGTATTGAACGGCGTGGGCGTGCTGAACACCGAATCCGGCTGCAGGTGCTGCGCCTCAAGCGCGGCCTGCAGCCGGTGCTCGGCCATGGTCTTGCCGACTAGCGTGCTGCCCAGATACAGGCTACTCAGCGCCAGGGCCGCATACTGCCAGCGCCGCCCGCTGCGCCCGAGACCGATGACCAGTGCCACCAGCGTCGCCAGCAGCAGCGGCACCGTGTACAGCGGATCAATAATGAAGATCGACGAAATCGCCACCGGCGGCGTAGTCAGCGGCCAGAACAGCTGGGTGCCGTAGGTGGTAAAGCTGTCCAGCAGCGGATGGGTGCAGAGCACCAGCGCCAACGTGATAAACAGGCGCCTGCCGCTGTAGCCGGCATCCGGCCAGCGCTTGCGAATCAGCCAGGTGAGCACCGCAGCAAGAGCGGTCAGGACAAACAGGGAGTGGCTGAAGCCACGGTGGTAGGTCATATCGGCGACGGCGTCGCCGTAATCGATCAGCACATCCATGTCCGGCAGGGTGGCCAGCGCTGCGCCGAATGCCAGCGCTTTGCGGCCCTGCCAGCGGCCAAGCATGGCGCCCTGGATAGAGGCGCCGAGAACGAGCTGAGTAACTGAATCCATGGTGGGGGACTACTCCGCTATAAACAGAGCGACAGACTACTCCATCTGTGGCGGCGGCGCAGTCCCCGCTGGGGATCAGCTCAGGTCGTGCTGACGGTCCAGCTCGATGCAGGCATCCAGCAGCTCCAGGTATGCCTTGCGCGATTTGACCTTGGTCTGGCGGAAGGCCGTCATGTTCAGCGCTGCCAGCTCCTTAGCCTTGGCCATGGCCGCTGCTTCCAGCTCCTCGGCCGCAACGACTTTGTCCAGGAAGCCCGCTTGTACCGCCTCTTCCGGTGAGAACATCTCGGCGTTGATCACTGCGCGGCCAAAGGCGGCAGGCGTCAGACGCGCACGGGCCAGCTCAATGCCGGCGTGGTGCATGGTCATGCCAATGGCGGTTTCATTCAGGCCGATTTTGAACGGCCCGGCGACACCCAGGCGGTAGTCCGAAGACAGCAGCAGGAAAGCGCCCTTGGCGATCGCGTGGCCAGTGCACACCGCAACCACCGGGAAGGGGTGCGACAGCAGGCGGCGGGACAGGGTGGAGCCGGTGGCAACCAGAGCCTTGGCCGCATCCGGGCTGGAGGTCATGACCTTCAGATCATAGCCACCGGAGAAGATACCGGGCTTGCCACTCAGCACCACAACCGCGCGGTCCTGCTCGGCCTGATCCAGCGCCGCGTTGATCGCAGCAATCATGTCCGGCGACAGGGCATTGACCTTGCCATTGTCCAGGCTCAGGTGGGCAACGCCATCGGCAAAACGGTAGGAAACCAGTTCGCTCATCAGAAAGTCCTCGAGTCAGGGCTGCGGCGACAGGCCGCGTTAACGATTCGGCAGTGTACCAACTAAATCATGACTGGCGAGTCTTGCCGCCAAGCCGCCGTAGTGACTGAAATACATGGAAAAAGAGTTTGCCAAAGCGCGGGTGTTTCGGTACATTAGCGCGCCTCGGTAGCAGGGTCTCCTGCCGCCGAGATCCGGAGAGGTGTCCGAGTGGCTGAAGGAGCACGCCTGGAAAGTGTGTATACGTTAATCGCGTATCGAGGGTTCGAATCCCTCTCTCTCCGCCAGACATGGCGACAGCCAAACCCCTGATTACGTTAAGGTTTTCAGGGGTTTTTTATTGCCTGCGATTTGAGTTAGGGCAAATTTAGGGCAAAAACGGCACTTTCAGGACCCCTCAGCACCGCTCTGGTCACGAAACCCCATCATCTGCGAAACCATCCCCGCCATGCTCTTGGTGTCCTCGGGAATCCACCGGCCATAGTGTTTCTTCACCATGCCGGTATCGGTATGGCCAAGCTGCCTGGCGACCCACTCAATCGGCACGTAACTGGACAGCGCCTGACTGGCGAACGTGTGGCGGCATTGGTTCGGGCCGCGGTGCCGGACCTTCGCCCGTTTCAGGATGCTGGTAAACCACCGGTTAACGCTGGCCGGATTCCAAGGCATGCCGCTGGATCCGTTGCGGAACACAAAGCGGATGGCCTCCTTCTTGCGCTTGACGTTGTCACGCTGAATGACCTCAACCGGCACCGGGGGCAGGAGGTACGTTGCCTCCCTCTGGCGCTTCAGGTGTTCGATTGCCGGGTCGATCAGATCGATCTTTCGAACCCGGCTTTTCTCCTTGGGCACCTTGTATATCGTTTCCACCCGGGCGCGCCTGACCATTGCGGTGCCGGCGTCCAGGTCGATGTCATCCCAGCCCAGCCCGATCAGCTCCGACAGGCTCAGGCCGGACCAGCACCAGAACATGATCATGTTGATATCGTGCACCCTGGTGGTTGATACCGCAGCGATTCGCGCAATCTCTTCGCGGCTGAACGGATCGGCTGAGTCGTCGCCATCGTCCTGCTCGATGTTCTTGATGCGGTCCAGCGGGTTGCTGGTGATGATCCCGTCACTGAAGGCATTGCCCCACACGCCGCGGACCACAGTGAACACGTCGTTGACGGTCTTCGGCGCCAGGGTCTTGAGCAGCGCGGCCTGGAACAGCTCAAGGTCGCTCATGCTGATATCGACGATCCGACGCCGACCGAACTTCTCAATGACGTGCTTGGCTTTGTGGCCATAGTTACGGCTGGTGCTGGCCGCCTTCTTGGCTTTCATCACCTCCAGCCAGCGCTCAACGCCTTCCGCCACTGTGCGGTTCACCTGCTTGCCGCCACGGCCCGAGAAGATCAGGGCTCGCGGCGAATCAGGGAAGTGCGCCGCGTAGTCAAAGCGGCCTTCCTTTATCTCTGCCAGGATGGTGCGGCGCTTGTTGTCGGCATAAGCGATGCTGGCCTTGTTGACCTTGACGATGCCGGGCAGGGGTTCGCGGCACCGCTGGCCATTCAGCATGAAGCTGATACGCAGTTGCTTGCCGTTTATTTCCACGCCGCGCGGCATCTTCTCTGTCACACCGAACCTCCCAGCCAGTCTTGAATGGCATCACGGTTGTAGACGATACGGTTGGCGGGGTCTTTGCGCCAGTGCTTGCCCTCCAGCCACTTGCCTTCTGCGCGGTACTTCTTGGCCGCGTCGGGCGTGATGCCGAACACCGGTACCAGCAGTTCCTGACGGAACCAGGCGCCGGGCGTGATGTGGTACTCGATCTTTTCTGCTGCACCCATGTGTCATGCCTCCCGGCTCAGTCGATAATTGACGCTCATGCCGCATCCTCTGAAAAGCAGCCGCAACCCTCTGCATCGAACATGGGCAGCTCCATCGTTCCGCGTTCAAGCTGTTCTCTGAACTCGCTCAAGGTCAGGTATTCTTGAAGCCCGAATTCTGACTGGCGCAGGAACGCTTTCGCGGTGGGGCCGATGAGCGCCATGGCCTTGTCCATTTCCTTGGCATGGAATGCGAACCGCTTTGGCATCAGCCGGTACAGTCGCTCGAACTGAACGAGTCCGGCCTTGCAGCAGAACCCGCCGCAGTTGTTGTGGCTGAAGCCCATCCCGTACAGGCGCGGCTTGCGAATGCCGTAACGGTTTAATATCAGGTCGTACTCCGGACGCTCGATGCTGAACTGATTAAGCAGCGAAACAACAGGACGAGGCGCCCAGTTCTTTTGCGCCCTCTCAATGCGGTCCATTTCCGACCAGTCCATACCCAGCACAAGCGGGTCCATTGCGTCGGCGTTCTCTGCCAGCCATGCCATCACCGGCTTGGTCTTGAGCTCGGTCGAACAGTGAGCCGTCCGGGTGTTGCCGATCCACCGGCTATCAACGAACACTTCCCAGGGGGTGCGACCTTCCTTTAAGTGGATGATGGTCTTGCCCGTAGCTCGCGCAATATCGTCATTGAAGCGGTATAGATCCTCGTCTTCGATGAGCGTGTCAGCAAATATCAGGTTGAAGTCGAGCCCCTTGTCGTGCGCTACCAGTGCAGACACTCCAGAGCCGAGACCTCCGCTGAAGCTGATTTGATACGTCATTGCTATGCCTCCCGGCGTGTAGGGTGGTTACTGGAATCGCATCTGGACGCCCGGGCCCAGCTGGATCACGTTCGGATCCTTGCCGATCACCTCCTGAATCAGTCGATAGGTATCTGGCGCGCGCAGCTGCTTCGACCAGTTGAGCCCAGCCTCTTCAAGGAACATCGCCTCAATCTCGCCCCAGCGCTCAATCAGCCGCCCCCATACCTCGCTCAGCGCGGCAATCTTGTCGAACTGCTGGCGCACCTCTGGCACCTGCTCGAGCATCAGCAGGCAGCGATTCAGGTCGTCGGGGTCAAGCGGATACGACGTGTTTCCCTGCATTCCGCACGCAGCGAGCGCCATTGCCTTCGAGCTGGATCCAACTCTGCCGGTGGCAATCCAGTTCAGAACCTTCTTTTCGATGTCAGACACAATACTTCTCCCTCCGGCGGTGCCGGATACTTGAAAGTGGGGTAGGGATAGCCCGATAGGGGTAATCGGGCGGATATAGCGGGGTGGGGTTATTGCTGGCGCGGCTCGTGCCACTCGCACTTGACGATGATCGTGCCGTCCTGGTCCTTGCCTATGGGTCGCATCTGGGCGAAGGGCAGGGCAGAGCAATCACGTTCGCGGCGGATGCAGCCGGCGCACATGCGGCCTTTGGGGCGGTGGGTCATGTGGCCGCTCCTGCGAACAGCTGCTTTTGTACCGGTGGCGGCGATACAGGCGCGAACCCTGTCCGAAACCAGTCCGGCCCGCCGATCCACAGGGTGACGACTATCCGGAACAGGCGCCGTCCGTGCCGCAGGGTTAGCGCCACCGACCCATCAAGCTGCTCCCGCTTCGCCACCGTCCAGCGCCTGCCTTTCCTTTCGAGTGCCGCGCCGGGGAGCGTGTACTGCATGGCTTCTTCGCACCGCCGGCGCATTTGCTGTGCGGCTGATACGCTCACGCCTCACCCTCCTTGCCCAGATACTCCAGGCACCAGGTGGGGTGGAATGGCATCGTGTGATTGTGGCCGTCCAGCTGGATATTTAGGCGGCAGTCTCGCGCACTGCGGATCGTTCCGAGTTCGCGCTTGCCGCTGCCGGTGTACGCCACCCGCCCGCCACGCTTAGCCGGTACGCCGTACCACTTCCGGGTTCGCTCCATGTTTCCGGCCATCATTCGTCCTCCCAGTCCTGATTGTCAGCGCTTTCGTATGTCCCGCTACCGTCGCACTGCGGGCACGGCAACAGATGGTCGGTGTATGGGTCCATGCCGTCTCCGTGGCAAACATCGCACTCGTCTTCCATTACTCACCCTCCTTGCCCTGCTGGGCTAGGGCTGTCTCTGCGATGCGTATCGCCTGGCGCTCAAGCGGCGTTGTTGCTCTGTGGTGCAGCATCCCGACAACCGTGCGCAGCGATAGCACCAGCTCCGCTATCCGCGATTTTGCTGAATTGAGGTCGTCACAGGCATTCTTTGAGAGCTGTCCAGCGCTGTCGAAAAGCCGATGCCACTCGTCGCGCTCTTTCTCCAGCTCCGCTATCCGCGCCTTGTCTGCTGCGCGGGCGCCTTGCAACCTTTCCGTCTCAGCTTGCAACCTTTCGTGGTCTGCCAAGCGGATGAGTGGCGCTACCTGCTCGCCATCGTCCATAAGCTGTTCAGCATATGCGCGGTCAACGCATGCGTGGCGACCTCTGTGTTCCCACATATACGCCACCACTTCCGGCTTACTCATGGGGCTGCTCCTCGGCGAAAAGCTCTGGGTGGAGTTGCCGAGCAGGTCCGGCAAGCCAAGGGCGACGAATAACGATCTCGATGCCAAAAACCTCTATACGCACAGCGTTTGCAAACCGCATCTTCGCTACTTTTCTCCGACGCGGGTCGAACCCGCGAAGGCTAACTGACAGCAATGCGCTTTTCGGTAGCTTTGGATGGCGGACACAAGCGTCGTGAGGCAGATCATGGATATTTATCACTTCGCACCTCCGCTCTGGTGGGCGGCGAGAACAGCTCTGGCCTTTGTCTCGGCATTTCGGAACGCCTTTAGGCGGTCAAATACTCCTGCCGTGACGTTTTCCGACTGCTCCATATCCACCCAGCGGACAAACAGCTGTAGCGCCTCAACCAGCCCCACCACATCCTGCGCGGCAGTTGGTGCGGGTTGTGGGGTGGTGTAGAGCTTGTTGCCCTGCAACGCCGCAATCAGTGCGAAGCGAAAAACATCCTTCGGGCATGCCTGAAGCATCCATTGCTTGTCCGCCACCTCGTACGCTCGGCGCAGATCAAGGCTTTCGGTAGTCACCGACTCCTGCTCCACCCGATCAACAGGCGCAGAGCCATACCGATCAGCAGTGCACGCCATCAGATCGGGATAGCCGCCCGGCTTGCCCATTCGGTGCATTCCATTCTCTGCCGGTATTCCCGCTTGGCATCCGTCGCACTGGTTGCGATCAACAGGCGCAGTGGCGGCGGCCAAGTATTCCCGTAAGTAGTTGGCGCTATCCATATTCGAAGTGGCCTCGCTGTGCCCGCAAACGGGGCAGTTCGATTCCTCGGAATCAAAGCGCTCCATGAGGTAAAGCAGCGCGTCTCTGTCACTCGGCACCGATACCCGCCCGCGCAGATCTGCCAGCTCAGCCTCAAGCGCCGCAACCTTGGCCAGAGCATCGCCACGGCTCATCTGTTCTTTGTCAGTCATGCCGCCTCCGGGTGCTTGCTCAGGATGCCGTTGATTAGCTCAACCAGCTCGTCCGACTCGTCGCCGTCAACGATGCGGCGCAGACACTCAACCGCCTCATGCTTGGCCTGAGTCTCTGCAAGCAGTGCCGCTTCCAGCTCTGCTACCTGCTCCCGCAGCAGATCGGCATTCAGCAGCGCGGTATCAATCGCGCATTCAATGCGCTGCTGCTCAGTTTGCGGGACGACCTCATGCTGCTTAGTTTTCATTGCTCTGCACCTCATCTTCTGGATAGCGCCGCATGCCGCGGACGCCGGACTGTGAGTCGATAGCCATCTGCCGGAGCTGACGAGCCATTACCAGCAGGTCAGTTGGCGTCATCTGGGCATCAAGCCCCGGCAGGCCGTTTACTACGGCAACAGGCTGCCCGTTGCGCCCGGCGATGTGCTGGGCTGTGAGTTGGGTGGTCATGCTGCTGATACCTCTTGGCTGGCGGCCGCCCACGGGTTGTTGGCTGAAGCGATCGCCGCCATCGTGCCGGGGCTTACGCTGTTGCCACACATGTGGACCTGCTCAGACTTGGTGAAAGGGCGGCCATCGTGGCCACGGTCGATGATGTAGCTGTCTGGAAAACCCTGGGCTCGGTACAGCTCGCGCGGCTTCAGCATGCGCAGTCGAATATCGACGATCACGTAGGGGTCGCCGCTGATCCAGACGGTTACCAGGGCTAGCCGGTCTTTGGTGGTGACAGTGTCGAGCGGCGCGGTCACATCCCGGGCATCACCGTTGCCGTAGTAGTTAACGAGGAACGCGGCGCAGCGGAGGGCGCCCGCCTCCAGCTCTGGAGACAGTACGCACTCAACCAGGGCTGACTTGCCACCGCCGCCAGCGGTAACAGTTGGCGCGGGCTGATCTGCCGCCTGGCCAACACTGTTGCCGAACTGGCGTGATAGGAAGGCAGTGACCAACCCGTGGTGCTGCCCGCCGGCGCGCACTGTGCGCAGAGGGTCATCAATCGCTCGGGCATCACAGTTCTGGCTAAGCTGCACAAGGTTGGCCGTGACCAGCTGCTGCTGGCTGCCCTTGTTGGTTACCGTGCTCACCGGTGCATCAGCAGCGCGGCTTTGCATGGTGTTGAATCCGCCATTGGCTTGGGCGAGAAAGGCAGTTGCAACAGACTGCCCGCCGCTACCGCCCGCGGTAACCGTGCCTAATGGCGCCTCAACGGACTTGAAGCCTTTGCCCCAGCGCTGCACGCCTCCTGGCTTTCCCTCGCCATGCGCGGCGCTAACCAATACTGGGCTGGCTACCGCAAACGATCCGCCCCGGGGCCAAGCCGTTACCGTATTCAGCGGCTTGTCGACCGGGTGAATCGTTTCGCTCGACCAGTTGGCGATTGGCACAATGAACGGCTGCTGGCGCTCGAGCACTTCGCGCACGATGCCCTTGGCGATCCGGCGGTGCGTTGCATCTGCCAGCGGCTTGGCGCGCTCGAATATCGATTTACCGAGGTCCGCCCAGTCGATGCACTCAGCAGCTGTGCGCCACTTCTTCTGGCCTTTGGCCGGCTTCTCGGCGTGAGTGGGTATCGGCTGTGCCGGTGCTATCCCGTCGCAGCGGGCCACCAAGTACAGCCGCTCGCGGATGGTCGGGTCGCCATAGCTGCAGTTCTTCAGCACCCAGTGATCGACTTGGTAGCCAAGCCCTTCGAGTGTCCGCAAGAATTTGCGCCAGGTAGTGCCGCGGCGCTTCGGGTCAGGCACCAGGTACTGCTCTTCGCGCGGCACCCGCTCACCCTTGGCGGCGACCGTGCCATCCAGGCGCACGACTCGGCCGGTTTTCTTGCAGCGCTTGGCAACCAGCGGGCCCCATGAGCGGATCTGCTTGACGTTCTCCAGGCTGAACACCCGAACCGGCGTGCCGACACTGCGCAGCCGCCCAAGCCACTTGATCACCACCCACGACAGATCGCGAATCTCTTTCTTGCGCGGCTGGCCGCCAGCAGCTTGGCTGTGGTGGGTGCAATCAGGGCTCGCGTGCAGCCAGCCAACCTTGCGACCGTTGACCGCCTCGGCGGGGTCAACCGTCCAAACATCGCTCTGGTAGTGCGCCGTGGCCGGGTGATTGGCTTCGTGCATGCTGATCGCCCGTGGGTTGTGGTTGATCGCGATAGCAATGGTCCGATTCAGGCCAATCTCCAGCCCGGTGCTGGCGCCACCACCACCCGCAAACAGGTCAATGATGATCTCACTGTCCTGGGCGCTGAACGGCAGGCAATACTGTGTCTTGAAGTCCAGCGATGCTGGCTTCTTCAGTGATGTCATGTGGGTTACCTCGGGGAAGGGCGGTTAGGCTGTGGATGCTGCTGGAGGCTTGAGGCGGGCATTCATGGCTTACCTCTGGCCGGACGGCCGTTAATGCGTGCTGGCGCTCCAACCTGCGCTGGTGACGATGTTGCCGTGGGTGGCAATCATGTTCTGGAATAGAGCGTCCATTACGGGGATCAGGGTTCTGGCGGTTTCGCGCACGCGAGTGCTGTGCACGAACTTTTCACCGCTGGGCAGGACAAGCCACGCTTGCGCTCGCCACCAGGTAGGGCGCTTCGGGGCGCTGCCGCGCTCAACCGGTCTACCGCCTCCGGCTGCATTCAGGATGTAGGTGACTGTGCAGCTCATGGCTGGCGACCAAACTGCACGCCGTACTTCTTGGCCCAGTAACCCACGGTTCCGCGCGGAACGCCTATCCAGCGCGCAGCATCTGCCACACTGGCGCCGCCTGCGGCCTGGGCGCGCATTTCGCGCAGCTGCTCAGGGGTGGGGCCGACGTGGGTGTGCCGGTGACCGGGCGCGACCTTCAGGTCAATGCCATTCTCTCCGGCTGCCTTGCGCACCAAGCCGGTTGAGACACCGAACTTCTCCGCCAGCTGATTGGCTGAAAGCTCTCCGGCGTATGGCTTGATCTTCTCAGCCAGCTTGTCGCGCTCGGCTCGGCGTTTTTTGGCTTTGGCCTCGACGGCTGCAGCCATGCTGGCGTGTAGCTCTTCTACCGACCTTGCAGGCGGGCGCCGTGCGGGCTTCTCTTCTGCTGGCGCCGGCTTCTCGCCGCGCTCAAATGCTGCGCGGGCCTTGTCGATCATGGCCTGGGCCGCCAAGCGACTGGCCGGGATGTTCTGTTCGAGTAGCATCACCAGCCCCCTTGCAGAATGCTGACGTTTGTACCGGTATGGATGTAGTGCAGGTCTTCGATCTTGAACTGCTCATCAACGGTGAACAGGGGGTTGCAGGCCGGGCAGTGACCCGCCACCTCAATCGAGTGGCTCGCGATGTTGTACTGCCCATAGTCTCGGGAGCAGGACGGGCATTTCACCAGCTGCTCGCAGCAGGACTTAGCGGCCATCTTGTCGGAGCCGTGAAGCTTTCCACACTCGCCGCACTCGTACACCTCCCAAACCTCGGGCTGGCAGCATTCGCGGGCATCATCCTCGTCTTTGTGGATTTCGTTGCAATGGCTGCACTGATAACGGGTTTTGCATTCCATTTTTCAGTCTCCGTGACATGCCGCCGTGACTTTACGGCTCCGCAACAAACTTGCGCAGGGCAGCGTCATCCAGGCGGTCGGCGTTATGGATTAAACGGGTCAGCAGGTCGTGCACCTCGTCGATGCCGGTGACCTGCTGGATGCGCTCAAGCCGTTCTGCTGTGCCTTTGAACACCTCGAGCTTGAGGCTGTAGGCCAGCAGGCGGGCGTGGCGCTCTTCTGCCTTGAGCTTTTCCCGCGCCCGCTGCTCCCGCTTGCGCTCTGTGGCTGACTTGGCCATGGGCTAAGCCGCTTTCGCAGAACCATGGCAGCGCTGCAGGTGCTCAATCAGCACGGCACAGATGCGCGGCCAGTCCGATTCGGCGTACAGCACGGCTGAACGCTCTTTGCCGACTGACTGAATGCCGAGCTGGGCGAGTCCGTCAGCGCTGATGCTCAGCGGGCCAAGGCGGGCGTTGATGTCGCCCAGCTTGATAGTGGCGCCAAGCTCTTCCAGGTTTCGCGGGATCGGGCCTGAGTCGCGCTCCGCATCTTGACCAAGGCCTGCAACCTGACCGGATACCTGCGTTTCCTGCTGGCGCTGGGCTTCGGCTGCAAGCTCTGCCGTCTTGGCTGCCTCTGCCGCGTCGGCCGCTGCTTTCGCTTCGCGTTCGATGCGTTCGCGCTCGGCGTCCAGCTTCGCTTGCTCAGCCTGCCTGTGCTCGGCAATGCGGGCAGTGATGACCGCTTCCAGATCTTCTTTGGCCTTGGCGACCAGCTGCTGAGCGTCAGGGAAAAGGCGTTCAAACCCCTCGGCCTTGGTGCGCAACAGTTCGAGGTTGCCCCGGTACTGCTCGGCGATCTGGCTGACCTCGATCTTGGCGCGGGCCAATTCGGTGTCGGCGGCATCGCGCAGGCTGGCGATGGTCTTCTTGCCCTTGATGGCGCCATTGAAGTCGGCGCGATAGTCGGGCAGGCGAATGCGCGGGCCCAGCCCCTCATTGAGGGCGGCGATGTGATCGGTCAGCGCCTTGGCGGCGGTCATCACGATGTCTTCGCGGATCTGGGTCTTGCGAGCCTTGACCAGCTTGTCCAGCGCCAGGCGCTTCTGGCGGGCTGTCTCGCTGATTTCATCCAGCGCACGGAACAGCTCGTCAATGGTGCTGGTCTGGCTTAGTGCGTGATCCTTGGCAGCCTTGAGGCGGCCTTCAACATCAGAGCACCACTTCACAGCCTGCTCGGCGTCAGCGAAGTCCTGATCGGTTTCGAGCTGGTCGTTGACGTTGCCGATAACAGTCAGCGCGGTCGACTTGAACTCGTCCAGGTTGCTGGCGGTAACCATGCCGGTCAGCTCGATGCGCAGCGCCGGCAGCGACTCAGGGGCCTTGCCGACGGCTTCCGGTACCGACTCTTCCGGCTGGTAGGCTGCAACGTCCTGCGCGAATTGCTCCCAGCCAGCGATCAGCTGCTCGATGCGGCCCGGCACGGCGCGATATTCCATCATGTGGAAGTTGCCTTCGGTGCCGTCAGAGCATACGAACAACACGCGCTCTGCGCCGGTAACGTACAGCTGCTGCTCAAGCTGCCAGTAATACTGGCCTGTCAGCTCGCCGGCCTCGATCATGGCGACCACATCCTGATTCAGGAGCTTGTGCTCGAACAGGGTAGAGTCGAGCATGTCGATCCCGTCGACCGACGCCAGCAGCTTGTCGCGGGTGCCTACTACCGGGTACAGCTCTTCGCCAATGCGTTGCTCAAGGATGGCGCGTGCCTTGGCTTCAGTGTCGTGGCCCGCATCGAAGCGGCGCTGCGTGGCCGCGTCGACTTCGGGAACAACACCTGTCGCCTTTTGGCGGATCAGCTGTGCGCGGCTCATGTACTTGCTTTCACCCATCATGGCTGGGGCTTCGCTGGCGTTGAAGTGCTCAGCGCGCAGGGCATGCCACTCTGGGCTGCCCTGGATGACGTTGTGAGAGATCATTGGTCAACTACCTCTTCGGATTCCGGATTGATGTCCATCAGCTTCTTGCGCTGGGCTTCGGTTAGCGGGGCTTTCAGCTCAACCTTGGCGATGATGCGGTCTGCCGTTGTCTTGTTCTCGCGGATCATTCGAGACCAGGTCGGAAGCTGCTCGTTGAATTTGTCTGTCGGGTAGTGCTCGATGGCCAGCGGCTGACTCGCTACCGGGGCATGGCCGTGCGGGGTGATGTCCCGCTCTTCCGGCATGTCGCGCGCTTCTTCGACGGTGACCAGGCCGCCCAGCGCATCAGCGAACTTGTCGCGCAGGGCGTAGCCGCGGGCGCGCCACATCAGCATGCGCTTGGGGTATTGGGTCCAAGGCCCAGATTTCGACCAGAGGCCAGCTTTCTCAGCATCGGCCTTGCTGAACTTGACGGTGTGCTTGGCGGTGTCACCCTTGCGCCATACGGTGCAGGTGGCCGTCATTGTGCTGTCGTCGAATGTTTCTTCGTGGCCGCCGAACTTCGGATTGTTCTGCACCAGGGCGAGCAGGGCGTCACCGTAGATGGCGGGCTTGCCGTTGATGACGGCGATGTTCTGCAGAGACTGGATCGGGTTAAGGCCCAGCTCGCTGCCCATCATCATCGCGACCAGGGTGTCTTGCGGTTTGTTCTGATAGTGCTTGGGCACCATTTGCGACCCGGCCAGCATTTCAGCGAGGTGCATGGCTTCGTCGAGCGTGCTGGGTTGCAGAGCAAACCCGCTCGTTTTTGCAATAGCGTTCATGGTTGATTACCTACTGAGGTGAAACGATGATCAGGGCGCCGAGGATGACGCCCCAGAAGAGAAGAAAGCCGGCAGTGTCTCGGCAGATGCGGCGGATCATTTGGGCAGCTCGGGCAGGGGTTGCCAGTGCGATACTTTTACGTCGCACCGATCTCCGTCTATATAGCGCCACGGCATCATTTCGTTTTTGCATGCCATGGCAAAGAACGGGCTGTGGCTTGTCTTTCTGCCAACCTTGCAGGCAAGGACGTGAACGCCGACTTCCGGCATTCGCTCAGTCACCGGCACCCACCGCTGCGCCTGCTCAAGCGCCACAAGCCTCTGATGATCGGCTATCAGCGCCTGCGTGATGCTCTCGCCCCACTTGGCCAGATTCAATGGCCGCGCATAGTCCAGAACAGGGTTCATAACCTGCATAGCCTCGCGCTTGTACTGCTCAAGCTCTCGGATGCGGGCGATCAGCGCCTCGCCGTCCTGCATGTCGATATAGGCTTCACGCCCCAGCTTGCGAGCGCTTTGGAAGTCCAGTTCAATCTCCGCAATCAGTTCATCGGTGGCACTGGGGATGGTTAGGGTGGTCATAGGTCAGCTCCAATAATCGGGCCTGCCGCAAATAGCGCGCCGGCAGCGACCCACTCGCCGGCGAGAAAACCGGCAACCAGCCCAAGGCCGAACATGCCCAGGGCGAATACAGGTCGCCATGTGATGCGGCGGCGCGATGCAGGCTCTGCTGCTACCGGCTCACCCCGGCGATCAGCGACAACCTTGTCGAACTGAGCCAGGGCACTGTTGCGCTGCGCCTCGGTGATGAAATCCCGATGCCAAAGGCCGTCAATCGCGCCGGTTGCGTAGAAAAGCGTCGTATGGAGCACATCCTCTGCGGCTAACGTCAGCCGCATTGACCAGTAGCGCGTTTCAATGTCGAGCAGTTCGTTGTCCATAACGCCTCCTATCCAGCCTTGCGGCCAAGCTGATCTGATTCCCAGCGGTCGATGGCAGCGTCGTCCTTCGCCCGCTGAACGTCAGCCAGGAACTGCTGGCGCACAGCCTCTTCAATGCTGTCGCCGTGCTCAGACATGAATGCGGCGGCATCCACGCAGGTCATCGGCGGGTCAAACTCGACGCTCCGCATGCCCCAGCAAAAGCCGTCGTCTTCGGTATCTTTTGCGCAGTAATCAACGATCACGCCGCAATAAGTGATGCGGCCTTCGATTCCAGTGATTTCCATAGTTATCTCCAGATGAACGCCCACAGGCATAGCGTGCATGCCTCTGGGCGCTGGATAGGGAAGGGGAAAAAGAACCCCGCCGGAGCGGGGCAAAGAGTGTGATGGGTGCCTGTCTTTCCAGGCTGTCATCGGCGTTGCATCCGAACCGCTCGTTCACCCATGAGCTTGCGCTGGGGCCGGTCTCTCCCGGCTGTCTCGCCAGTGAACCGCCCAGCAGCGCCAGGCGGCACAGTCAATCACCAGTCTCGCGGATAGCGTTACCGCCTCATTACAGGGGTGATTCCCGTCCTCTCGTTAGCCGACTCATAGAGGAAACGACGTGTTAACGGCAGTACGCTGCCAGCCCGGCGCCGGAATCGTTGATAGGTGCGGGTTACGTCTCCCGCGCGGGCTCTCACCGCCGTCTTGCTTGTTGATGCAGATGACCGGTGCTGATCTCCGGCATTTTGGGAACAAGAACCTGAGTCGTTACACCTCAGCCACTTTTGAGCGACCACCCTATGGGCAGTTACAGGCCCCCTCGCATCAGCCTGCGCATTCATCTGCATCTGGCAGTGCTCTGTCGCATCCCGCCGGTTGTTCGAGGCTGCGAAACCTCGGCCCCTTTGGGCAGAGCACTCCCAGATGCCCAGCAGTGCCGCTGCTGGGGCCGGTGTTACATCCCATACCAATCCGCCTGGGTGGGCGGGGCGCAGTGCTTGCCGGGTCATTCGCTCGGTTCAGTCGTTCCAACTTCGTCCGCTGCTGGGTTCTTCCCGCATGGGCAGGCTTTCGAGCCTGTCGGATCGCCGGTCGCCGGTAGAGGCACTGCGGTCTGTTTGGTATTGCGCTGAGTTTTGAAAGATCGCGGGTCTGGCCCTGGCCGTTGGTGCTGGCTTGGGATAAATATAGGCATACCTTTATTTGTAGTCAATAGGTAATCCTTTATTTTTTCTGAAGGGCAAAAGAAAACCCGCCGAAGCGGGCTGGGGGAGGGCACAAAAAAGCCCGCGCGGGGCGGGCTTTTAAGGTTTAGATATTAACGCTCAGGCGGATGCTTTCTCAGCGTATGCGGCGATGACTTCGCGCTGGCGCTCTGATGCCTGGCTGATAACGCGCGCGTACACCTTCTTCTTTTCGCCGGAGCTGGCGTTGCGAAGAAAGTCAGAGAGCGGGGTCGACGAAGCCACCTTGGTTTTGGTGCCAAAAAGATTCATAGCGGTTTCTCCGGTGCGGGGAGGTTTTGGACAAGAAATTCCCGCGTAAAGTTCTCTGGGACGTATCGGTCGATCACGTCAATATTCATCTTATAAGAGCGCAGCGAATTGTCCAGATTTTTGACCATCAAGTCCACCTCGATCCTCTTGCCAAAGTGAGCTTTCAGACGATTGACCACGGACCTCGCTTCGAAATACTGGTCTATGAAGTCTTCCAGTCGAATGCGCCTGCCTTCCTGAGCCTCCCTGGCCTGAACAAACTGCCACGCCAGCTTCGGCTGCTGGTATACATATAGTATCTGCACAAACCGGTTTTTATTTAGGCATCGCTCTATATTGCTTTTGGCTTTCTCGTAGTTCGTCAGGGTGCCGTCAAGGATGAAGCTCTGGCGATTCTTGAAAGCCATATCGATCACCTTCTCGACGATGATGCTGACGGCTGGTTGGAACAACCAAGCGTTCTTCCCATCATAGCCTTCAAAAAAGACACGATACTTGTCAGGGTCGATCAAGAGGGTAGAGCCTCCGAGATCATGTAGAAATGCCTCGGCCGTCTCTGTTTTCCCGGCGCCAGGAGAGCCAGCCATAAAGAGCGCCACCGGCTCTTCTTCAGATGGGTAGCGATTGGCATCCGTCAGCTGTCGGGCGATTCGCTTCTTGTTGTCACGAGCGAAAGCGACAGACTTTTCCCGGATCACCTGCTCTGCCGCTGTCATGTGGATTTGGTGATCGCTAGGCATATGCTAAGCATCTCCATGGCCCGGACAGATTCATGTCGCCTGATGTATACCAACGACCACCCCACAAACCACCAGCACCACCACTGCCTCCAGCATCTGACGCCTTGCCCAGCGCTTGCCCTCAAACAGGGCCTGCCAGAAGCGGAAGCCGAACACTATAGGTCAGCCCACTTGGCCTCAATTACCCTGCCAACGAAGCGACAGTTGCCGTTAATAGGGATCATCCTGTACGACGGGTTCAGCGGCTTGAGGTATCGGCCGCTGGCGTCTTGGATAAACTGTTTGAAGGTTGCCTCGTTCGAGTCGTCGAGCTTGGCTACAACCAAATTCCCAGGCATGACCTCTAGCCCCGGGTGGACGAGTATCAACATCCCTTCCGGGAAGCTCTTTCCAGATGGCGACACCATCGAATCGTTCTTCACGCGGAGCCAGAAGCCGTTAGGCCCTGCGTCGGCGGGTGTGCCCTGCCACTCATCTGAAAAGCCTGGCTGAAACTCGTCGCATATCTCCATCCACTCTCCAGCCTGAACCTCGCTGATCACAGGGTACCTCCTGTACCTGTCTGGCTGATAAGCCGATTCAAGCTCCGGGGTATCGAGCATCTCGCCAATCCCCCGCTCAAGCCATACGGCGTTCACGCCACAAGCTGCGGCAATTGTTGCCGTGTTTGATGACGACTGCGACTTGCCTGTCTCCAGCTCGGAGATGGTTGTCTGGGTCACGCCCACGAGCGCGGCAAGCTTGGGTTGAGTCAGCTTCGCGTGCTTACGCGCGGCCTTGATTCTGTCTTTGTATTCCATGACTGAGTTTATAAAGGTTCGCCTATATCCTTGCAAACAGGCATGCCTATGCAAATAATAAAGGCATTCCTATATGGAGTCTTTGAAATGAGCATCTACAAAAGCCTGGTCGCCCACTTTGACGGGCAAGCCAACACCGCTGAAAAACTCGGCGTCAAGCAGGGCACTGTTTCTGGGTGGGTTACTGGTCAGCACGGCATGAGCGCTATCACTGCGACGCGCGCCGAGCGCGTGACCGAAGGGAAGTTCAAGGCCACCGACCTGTGCCCAAGCCTTGCCGAAGCGTCGATGCCAGCCGCCTGACCACGATCACATGGTGGCAGGGGCTTTGCCATGCCGCCACGGAAACAACAACGAGGTTTTCCGATGGACGATTTTTTGCGGGCAACGCACAACACCGTCAAGGACAACGATGCAAAGGTTCTGGCGGCCAAGATGGGATTGCCCCACGTCAGCCTTTTGCAGCGCTCAAACCCGGACGACGACGCCCACCGCCTGACCGTTGAACACCTGTACGGCATTTTGCTGCACAGCGGGGATATGCGCCCGCTTGAGGCACTGGCGGATGAGTTCGGCTTCGATCTGGTGGCGAAGGAAAAGCCGGCGGCGCAGGAGCTGACCAGCGCGCTGCTGCACATGAGCGCCGAGGTGGCGGACGTGACGCGAGCGGTAACCGATGCGCTGGATGACGGACGGGTATCGCAGATCGAGCGGCAGAAGATCCTGCGCGAGGCGGCAGAGGCCAGACACAGCATCGACGCGCTTGTTGAAGCAGTGAAGGTGGGTTGATGAACAGGCAAGAAAAAGCCCGCTGGATCAGAGCGGGCTCGGGTACTGCAACTTCTTGAGAGGTAAGTATGAGCAAGAGAAAAACGATTAGCAAGAAAGTCCGCTTCGAGGTGTTCAAGCGCGACAGCTTCACCTGTCAGTACTGCGGCGCAAAGTCGCCGGACGTAATCCTGCATGTCGACCACATCAACCCTGTGAGCAAGGGCGGCGACAACGAAATCATCAACCTGGTCACATCATGCGAGGCGTGCAACTCCGGCAAGTCAGATCGGCTGCTCAACGACTCCACTTCTATCGAGGTTCAGCGCGCGCAGCTGGAAGAACTGAACAAGCGGCGCGAGCAGTTGGAAATGATGCTTGCTTGGCGCGACTCGCTGAAAGGTCTGGATGACGAGACCGTTGATGCGGTCGTAGAGCGAATTGAAGGGCCGATGGCTGGCTTCATAGTAAACGAGCACGGCAAGCAGTCAGTTCGCAAGTGGCTCAAGCGATTCTCGGTAAGCGAGATTCTGGATGCGGCCGACTTGGCTGGCGAGCGCCTTGATGGCGAGCCGGACCAAGACGCAATCAACGCCTACTTCAACTCAATTCCAAAGATCTGCGCTACGCGGCGAATGCCTGAATCAGCGCAGCGCCTCCGCTATGCGCGGGGAATCCTTCGAAATCGAATCTACGTCAACGAAAAGCTCGCGCTGCCCCTGATGGAGGCCGCCGTTGCGGCAGGCATGGACCCAGAGGACATCGTTGAGTACGCAAAAGTCACCCCAAACTGGACCGCGTTCAGGGCGGAAATGGAGGCCCAGGCAAATGGCTAGAGCACGCAACATCAAACCGGGCCTGTTCAAGAACGAAGTTCTTGGCGTGGCCGACCCGCTGGCGACTCTTCTGTTTGAGGGGCTTTGGCTTCTCGCTGACCGAGAGGGGCGGCTTGAGGACCGGCCGCTGCGCATCAAGGCGGAGATTTTCCCGTACCGAGACGGGCTCGACATTGATCCCCTGTTGAACTGGCTTGTCGATAACGAGTTCATCGTTCGCTACACCTGCGAAGGGAGGCGCTACATCCAGGTGAACAACTTCAGCGATTGGTGTTCGGTCAAGCCCCTCTGCTTGGTCTCGTCGCAAGGTGCGGCGCGCCGTTCACGCAAGCGCCTAGCACTTCCCGCTTGGGCTGATCGCGATGCAATCAACGCTATTTACCAGAAAGCCCAAGAGATGAGCGCCGATACTGGCGAGTCATGGCATGTCGACCACATCTATCCGCTGGCGGGCAAAAGGGTCTGCGGACTCCACGTTGCTGAAAATCTGCAAATCATTACCGCCAAGCAGAACCTCATAAAATCCAACCGAGTGGAGGTGTAGCCATGGCCCGTTCTCGCAATATAAAGCCGGGGATTATGGCGAACGAAGACCTGGCAGAACTTGGCGCGATTGAGCGCCTGCTTTTCATATACCTGTGGATGCTGGCTGACAAGGAAGGAAGGCTGGAGGATCGCCCAAAGCGTATCAAGGTAGAGGCCCTTCCATATGACGATGTAGATGCTGATGACGCCCTGTGGAAAATAGCGCGTGCCGGGTTTATTCGTCGATATCAGGTTGGCGAGCAGCGCATCATTCAGATCGTCAACTTCTCGAAGCATCAAGCCCCTCACGTGAGGGAGAAGGCCAGTGAGTTGCCGGAGCAAAACAACGAATGCTCCGAGATAGAGCCTTCCCATGAAAAGGAGGTTGCTGAGCACAACCTAGGCAGTGCCAAGGCATCACCTAGATCGCCTGATTCTCTGATTCCTGATTCTCTGATTCCTGATTCCCTTCAACCCCCTTGCGCGCCTCCGGCTCGCGACGACTCCACAGCCAGCGACGACCTGTTCGCAAAGTTCTATCGGCTGTACCCGAACAAGAAGGGCAAGGCCAATGCGCTGAAAGCGTGGAAGAAGCTCAAGCTGACCGACGACCTGATCAACCAGATTTTTGATGGCCTCGGGCGCTACTGCGTGTCCGCTGAATGGCTCAAGGACGGCGGCCGCTTCATACCGCACCCGGCGACGTGGCTGAACGGCAGGCGCTGGGAGGACGAGGTGCAGCCAGATGGAAACCTGCACCCATTCCCCGGCCAATCCCGTCACACCGGGTTTGATCAACGTGATTACGAGTCTGGGCTGAAACGCCGGGAGGATGGCACCTATGGCCTCTGAAGTTGATACCACCGTTGGCGATCTTGAGCGCCGCATGGGCGTGACTGGAAAGTCTGCTGAGACCTGTCCAGAGCATGGCGGGTATATCGCGATCCACCGTGACGGCCACCAGCCGAGCGGCTGCCCTGTGTGCGCCCGTGTGGAGCGAGAGCGCGAGGAAGAAGAGCAGAAGCGCGCCGAGTTCGTGTGGCGCCACCTGCCCATTGCGCAGATACCGAAGCGCTTCGCTGATCGCTCGCTGAATAACTACCAGGTCAAGAACGAAGGCCAGCGCCGTGCGCTGGAGGTGTGCACCGAGTACGCCGACAACTTCGACCACCACAAGTCAGTCGGCCGCTGCCTGCTGCTGCTGGGCAAAGTGGGCACCGGCAAAACCCATCTTGCGTGCGGCATTGCCAATCGTCTGCTGCGCCGAATGAGCCGCCGCGCAGTGTACCGGACTGTTGGCGACATCCTGATCGGGATACGGGCCAGCTACAGCAATCGGGACGAAGAGAGCGAAACAGAGCTGCTGCGGCCAATCCTCGGTGCCGACCTGTTGATCCTCGATGAGGTTGGAGCCACCAAGCCGAGCGAGTTCGAGTTGGCAACCCTGTATCGAATCATCAACGGCCGTTACGAAAGCTGCCTACCTACCGTGATCGTCTCCAACCTGGCCGCCACCGAGCTTGGCGAGGCAATCGGAGAGCGCTGCTTTGACCGCATCAAGGAAGGCGGCGCGGTGGTAGTGCCGTTCAGCTGGGCGTCTGCCCGAGGGGAGGCGATGCCATGACCAAAAACCACCGCACCCAACTCGACCTACGCCACCTGGTCGACCAGTACCTGAAGAACGGCTGGGTTGTATCAAGCCGAGACCCATTGACCCTTGAGCGAGGCCGGGCGCGGAAGGAAATGCGCCACGGCTGTTTGGTGGATGCATGAGCATGGATAACGAGAAGAGCAGGGCGGAGTTTGAGGCGTGGGCGGAATCTACTTTCAGCTGGCATATGTGGGAGCAGGTGGCCCCGGAAGAGCCGAAAACCATTTCCTCTTGGGATGGCGAAAAGTACTGCCACCGCGTTGTGAACGGGATGTGGCTCGCCTGGCAAGCCTCCCGCGCCGCGCTGGCGACCGTCAAGGAGCCATCCCAATGACCGACAAACGCGAACAAGATCACCAAGGCGACGCATTCCGCCCAATCCGCTGGCTGCTGCTGTCGCTGCTGTTTCTGGCAATTATCGCGCGGATGGACTGATGACGGAGAGAGTCAAGTTCTACCACGGTGGCCGGCCAGGCATGAAGACGGGTCAGTTCATTCTGGCTCCAGCAGTTACAGGGACGAGCAAGACATTGGCCAACTATGGGGCGGAGGGCCTGTGTCGGCGAGACCGCGTGTACGTGACCACAGACCACGTCGCCGCCGCCATGTATGCGGGCATGTACCCAACCAAGAAAGCGGGCTGGGTATACGAGGTTGAGCCGGTAGGCGAGGTCGAACCAGACCCAGATTGCAGCCAGCCCGGACTTTCGTTCTCTGCTGAAAAGGCTCGAATCATCAAGGTGTATCGGCTTGGCCCTGCAGGGGTTCGCAAGATTCGAGAGGCGGTGACCTATGGGTGACGTTCTTGCGGTATTGGCTGCCGGAGTCCTTGGCGGAATCGCGGCCTACAGCGATAGCGGGTTCGTCGTAGGCATCTGTGTTGGCCTTGCTTATGCAATCGGGAGGATTCATGGCTGACCGTCTCGTCGTCAATGGCCCGGCGAAGCTGGCCGAATGCATATCCCGGCTGACCGCGCTTTACCGCCAGCACAAGTACGTCAAGCTGACCGTCAGCACCGGCAAGGACCGCACCCTTGATCAGAACGCGCTTTGGTTCGGCATGTACAAGCGCGCCGCTGAAATGATCGAGGCCGGCGACGCCGAAGAGGTGCGCAAGCTGTGCAAGCTGGAGGTCGGTGTCCGCATCCTCCTGCGCGACAGCCCGGATTTTCACGCCACCTGGTTCAGGTTGTTCGCCCACCTCAGCTACGAGGAAAAGCTGGAGCTGATGGGCGGTCACCCGGTGGCCGGGCCGGAAGGGCTGCCGGTGACGCGCCTGTTCGATCGCAAGCAGGGCATTGAGTACACCGAGCGTGTGGCGGCCAAGCTGCGGGCGCAGGGTGTTTATCTGGACGACCTGCTGAGCGAGGAGGCTGCGTGAACGCATTCAAGCCCCGCAAACGCAAATGCAAGGTCTGCAAGACCGAGTACATGGCCCAGCGCCCAATGCAGAACGTGTGCAGCGGCCTGTGTGGCCTGAAGCTGACCCAGCAGCAGAACGAGAAGGCGCGGCAGGCCAAAGCCAAGCGCGAGCGACGGGAAAGCCGAGAGGCCAAGCAGCGCCTCAAGACCAAGGGTGACCATATTCGCGAGGCTCAGGCGGCGTTTAACGCTTACATCCGCGAGCGTGACCGCGGCCTGCCGTGCATCAGCTGTGGATCGATGCCGAATGACGGCGACCTGCTGACCGGGAGTCGCATCGATGCAGGCCACTATCGGTCTACCGGCTCATGCCCTGAGCTTCGGTTCGAGCCGCTGAACTGCCATGCCCAGTGCGTGAAGTGCAACCGCAACCTATCGGGCAACGCAGTGGAGTACCGCATCAGGCTGATCAAGCGCATTGGCCAGACCTCGGTTGAGTGGCTGGAAGGCCTGCACGAGGCCAAGAAGTACACCATCGAAGACCTACAAGCCATCAAGGCCAAGTACCGGGCGATGACGCGGGAACTGAAACGGGCGAATGAGAAAACTACAGCGGGGGAGCTGGCATGATCTACAAAGACGCAGGGCACTGCATTGCGCGGGTGATGTCGATCGAGACCAACGACGGCACGGCCAAGGCCGGGTGGCAGATGCGGTACCAAACAGGCTTCCCCGAAGAACGCGGCGCGGGGTCTGGTCTGAGCGCGGAAGAGCGACTGACCCAGGACGCGATGACGCGAGGAATGCTGCACCGAGAGCTGACCGAGCTTCAGTGGAACGTGCTGGTAGCCAAGTACAGCATCAATGACCGAGAGGTGGCTGATGCGGTGCGCTGGCTGATCCTGCGAGTAGAGTCGCCTGCACACCGACTGTTTGTAACCAAGGCCGTGACCGCATGGGCAGTGCCGAAGCGCTTGCCGGCCGCCTTCTACGTGCTGCACAGCTGGGACTCTGATGGCACGCCGGATAGCACTCTGCGGCGTTGGCGAGGGCTTATTGGCAAGTGGCTTGGTGGCAATTTGGATTCGGCTTTCAGGCGCGTCGAGCAGTTGCTAAAGGCCAACGGACTCTGCAGTGAAGTGGCTGCATGACCATCACCAAGAAAAAGAGAAGGCCGGGGGATACCCGGCCTGTTCCTGCAGCCGCTTGCTGCGCGAAAGGCGAACTCCTAAAGTGCCAGACAGAGTTCGATATTGGCTTCCAAGCGACCTATTGCTTGCTTTTGCGCTTCGATCGCTGCTTTATCCGCGTCAGTTAATTCTGCGAGCGCTTTCTCGGTGTTGCTGGAACCTGCGGCAGGCTTGGCGGTCATTGCCGCCTCAATGCTTGCTTGAAGCGCGCTGAAGTTTGGAGGCTGGCTAACCGCCCTCATACGCAAGGATTCAAATAATCGGTTATCGACCTTTTCTGAAGCGATGTTGAGGTGGTGGAGTGCATATAGCTCGACAGAGCCCCATCCGGGCGGGTCCTGGATGTGTTTAAAGAGATCCGGCCGGAGTGATTCGGCAATGGTTTGGAGGCAGCTTGCGGCGTGATACGCCTTCACGTAGGCGTCCGTTTGTTTTTCAATGCCGTAGAAGTTGCTCAGCACCTCACTGCCACCAAATAGCACAGCACCACCAGCTGCAACCGGAACCGAGCTGGCAACCACACCGGCAGCACCGAGCGCGCCGCCTACAAGCTCTACCTCACCAGAACCCCATTCTTTCTTTTCAAGTCCACGCGCCGAATTCCTGTAACTCTTGATCATTGCTCTGTTTGCGCAGGCGTAGACGGTTGCTGATTCGCTAGGACAAGTATCAGCTCTTAGCGATGTAGAGGAGAATGACACCGTATTTGGCAGGCTTGGCCGTAAAGAAGAACAGGCAGCAAGTGAAAACACAATTAGAATGACCGGAAGAATCCTTGCGTGCATGAGGGGCATCCTTTGTCAGTAGTGGCCATTTAAAAGTAGCCATGTCCGATTGATGTGTCGAGTCTGCGTTCTCACATGCCAGCCGAGGGAGAGATCGACAATCAGCATACCCGCAAGTATGGGCAAGAAGAGCTTGCAAATCCCTAATCAACTGATCAGTATTAATACCAATCTGCGGTTTTGCCGCTCGAAATAACCCGTCCATTGAGGCGGGTTTTTTTATGCCCGTTTCACAGCCCGCCACTGAGCGGGCTTTTTTGTTTTGGCCTCATGCGTGTGGCCCAGCCATGGAGACACACAATGCCCGACATCAGCAGCGGCGTCATTGCAGGCGCAGGAGTCGCCACAGTCACCGCCGCCAGCCTGATCCCAGGCGTGAACCTTGAGGCCGTTACGGCCGCCTTCGCAGGCGCTCTGTTTTTCATGGTGTTCTCAAAGGACCTGAGCTGGGCGGCCAAGCTGGGCTACTTTGTTTTCTCTTGGATTGCCGGCTATTTCGTATCGGCGGAGATGGTTGCGCGCGGCTGGACCGAGACCGCGGCTGTCCCTGCTATGTTCGTCGGTATCTTCGTCGTCGTGGTCTGCATCAGCCTGATGGAGTGGATACAGGAAGGCAAGACACCCGGCTGGATCGTCACTATCGCTGACTTTGTTGTCAGGGGGCGAAAAGATGGCTGAACCTGCGGCACTGCCAACGCTATCCACGCTGATCGTCTCGCTGCTGTGCGGGTCAATCTGCCTGCGGCTGGTTATGTTCCGCCGGGAGGGCGCGCGCTATCGCCCGGGCGTGAGCCTTTGCGCGTGGCTGCTTGCTGTCGGTACTGGCGGTTATTCACTGACCGTCGCCCTTGCTCCAATCACTGGTCACCAGGTTGCACCGGTAAGCCCGTTTCTGCTGATCGTGTTCGTGATCTTGGCGGTCATGGTCTGGCGGTCTCGGGGAAATGTGGCGACCGTAATCAGGCCGAACCATGGCTAAGCCGCTGACCTGTCGCGTGCTGATCAAACGCGCCTGGTGGCTCGACTGGTATCTGGCCGGCGTTGCGATGGTGTCGCTTGCAACAGGCCGTGACCCGGATTGGCGGAAGGTTGAGCGCTGGGTGTCACGCGGTATCAAGCTGCAGTTGGAGAGCACCAAGTGAGCGTCAGCCGCATCTACTCGTCCAAGCCTGTCAGCCAGGAAGTGAATGATGCCCTCAATGCCATGTGCACCGATCTCGGTAGCGCGATAGACCGGGCGAAGGACGCAGGTGTCCCGCAAGGTCTGGTGGTCGCCATCCTGTCGGGTCTCTGGCATGAGGAGACTGCTCGAATGCTGGCGATACGGGACGCAGGCCATGACTGATCTCAAAGTGGTTCAGCTCAAGCCGGAGGGCTACTCCGACCCGATTAAGGCACTGAAGTCGGCCATCGAAATGATGGAGAGCGGAGAGATCGAGCCATGCGAAACTGGAGCCTTGGTTCTGATGGGCAAGAATGGTGCGATCGAAACGTATGGTTTTGGCCCAAAGTCGGATGACCTGCAAGTTCTTGGCCTTCTTCGCCTCGGAGAGCAGGTGATAATCGATGGCAGCTTCCCAAAAGGCGGCTAAGGTCAGCAGGCCAGTGCCGCCAGCCGATCTGTTCCAGCACGCCCTGCCGACGCTTCGCCCGGCTGCCGGTGTGTGGGAATGGATCACGAATGAAATCCTGTCCAGCACCGGCAGCATCCATAACGAGGACCATGCGCACCTTCTGGATGCGGACATAGCGATCCTCTGGGCCTCGACAGGCTTCGGAAAGCGCGGGCGCACAGTCATTGGCCAGGCAGAGCAGGTGGCGTTCCGGGTCGGCGGGTGGCAGAAGGCCCGACAGGAGCAGCAGATGCGGGAATGGTTCGGGCGAGAGCCTGCCTTCCTGATCACGCTGGCGGCCGATTACTGCGACCAGTGCTCAGATGTTGAGTTCTGCGCCTTGGTGGAGCATGAGCTGTACCACATACGCCAGAAGCTCGATCAGTACGGTGCCCCGAAGTTCACCCAGGACGGACTGCCTGCGCTCGAGCTGTGCGGCCACGACGTTGAAGAGTTCGTTGGCGTGGTTCGCAGATACGGTGCAAGCACAGAGGTGCAGCAGATGATTAACGCTGCTGCAAGCGCGCCAGAGGTGGCGCAAATCAATATCGCGAGGGCCTGCGGAACCTGCCTGCTCAAGTCGGCCTGATCACTGACAGGTTTTGACGGATGACAATCATATGGCAGCAATGCGAAGCGAGGTCAGGGCGTTCATAGTTCAGGCGCTTGCATGCTTCGACACGCCGTCACAGGTGGCCGAGGCAGTCAAGAAAGAGTTCGGGCTAGAGGTAAGCCGCCAAGCGTGCGAGTCTCACGACCCAACAAAGTATGCCGGTCGCGGGTTGGCCAAGAAGTGGGCGGACATGTTTCACGCCTGCAGAGAGAGGTTCAAGGAAGAGACCCAGGACATTCCCATTGCCAACCGAGCGTACCGGCTGCGGGCGCTTGGCAGGATGGCGGAGCGGGCGGAAGGCATGCGCAACATGGCGCTGACGGCTCAGCTGCTTGAGCAGGCCGCGAAGGAAGTTGGCGACGTCTATGTAAATCGCCACGCAAAGGCTGAGGCAGACCCAAGCGACATTGTGCCTGCAAGAGTTGAAGTGGCGATCGTAGACGCCAGGAAGCGTGATGCCGACGCTTAATGTGCCGCAGGGTGAGTTCCTGGCCATGCCGCACAAGTTCCGCGGCTTCGTAGCTGGGTTTGGCTCGGGCAAGACTTGGGTAGGCGGTGCAGGTATCTGCAAGCATGTCTGGGAGTGGCCGAAGATCAACTCGGGCTACTTCGCGCCGACCTACCCGCAGATCCGGGACATCTTCTTCCCGACGATCGAGGAAGTGGCTTTTGACTGGGGGCTGAAGGTCAAGACCAAGGAAAGCGACAAGGAAGTCGAGTTCTATGCTGGCGGCCGGTATCGCAGCACCACCATCTGCCGGTCCATGGAGAAGCCGCAAACCATCGTCGGGTTCAAGATCGGCCACGCCTTGGTTGATGAGCTGGATGTTCTGCCGGTGCTCAAGGCGCAGCATGCTTGGCGCAAGATCATCGCCAGGATGCGTTACAAGGTAGACGGGCTGAAGAATGGCGTAGATGTCACCACGACGCCGGAGGGCTTCAAGTTTGTCCATCAGCAGTTCGTGAAGCAGCTTAGGGATAAGCCGCACTTGGCCGGGCTGTACGGGCTGGTTCAGGCGTCCACCTTCGACAATGAGCTGAACCTGCCGGATGACTACATCCAGTCGCTGATGGAGTCGTATCCGCCGCAGCTGATCAGTGCTTACTTGAAGGGCCTGTTCGTCAACCTGACCTCCGGCACGGTGTACCACGCCTATGACCGGAAGCTGAACGGCACGGATGCGGAGCATCTGCAGGGCGAGGCGCTGCACATCGGAATGGACTTCAACGTCGGCAAGATGTCGGCAATTGCGCATGTGCTGCGTGAAGGCCTGCCATTCGCTGTAGATGAGATCACCCAGGGTTACGACACCCCGGACATGATCCAGAAAATCAAAGAGCGCTATTGGCGCTTCGATGGCAACACGTACCAGAAAACATGCGAGGTGCTGGTTTATCCGGACGCCTCCGGAGACTCGCGCAAGTCGGTCAACGCCAGCGTTACCGATCTGGCCCTGCTCAAGCAGGCGGGCTTTCATGTGAAAGCGCCGGCAGCGAATCCACCGGTTAAGGACCGGGTAAACGCGATGAACGCGATGTTCTGTAACGCCAAGGGTGAGCGCCGGTACCGCGTCAACGCGGACAAGTGCCCGATCTACGCTGACTGCCTTGAACAGCAAATATGGAACGACAGCGGCGAGCCCGATAAGTCGCAGGGCGCTGACCATGCCAACGACGCTGGCGGGTACTTCATCCACAACCAGTTCCCGATCATCAGGCCTGTTACACAGTCCACCCCACTCAGGATGTAACCATGAGCAACGATCCAAGCAAGACAACGCCAGCTGTCGACGCGATGCGCGAAGACTGGGCGGTTGTCGATCCGCTCATGAATGGCACCAAAGGCATGCGCGCAGCTGGCACGGCCCTGCTGCCGAAGTGGCCGAAGGAAGATGCTGAGGCGTACAAGGCGCGACTGAGCGCCTCGACCCTGCTGCCTGCTTACTCCGAGACTGTGGCCAGCATGACCGGTCGAGTGTTCGCAAAGCCAGTCACTGTTAGCGAGAATGTGCCGGCCCGTATCGTCGAGCTGGCCGAGGACATTGACCAGCAGGGCAACAACCTGCAGGTCTGGCTGCAAGAGCTATTCAGTATCGGGCTGTCACGCGGGATCTGCTTTGCGCTGGTCGATTACCCGCGCGCTGCCGGCATTCGCACCCGGGCAGATGAGATTGCTGCAGGCGTTCGCCCCTATTCGGTGATCATCAAGCCAGAGCAGGTGCTCGGCTGGAAGTCCGTCGGTCAGGCGGGCGGGCAGGTGCTGACACAGTTCCGGTACATGGAGTCGGTCGAAGAGGATGACCCGGAGAATGAGTTCGTCAGCAAGACCATTCAGCAGGTTCGCGTGCTGGAGATCGGCAAGTGGACGGTCTGGCGCAAGCGTGAGGTTAACGGAAAGACGGAGTGGTTCGTCTTTGAAGAGGGCGTCACCACGCTGCCCCTGATCCCGCTGGCGGTGCTGTACACCAAGCGCACGGGTTTTATGACTGCCAAGCCGCCGCTGATGGAGCTGGCGCACCTCAACGTCAAGCACTGGCAGAGCCAGAGTGATCAGGACAACATCCTGCACGTTGCGCGCGTACCGCTGCTGGTGGCGATCAACCCGGGCGATACCGTGGATGCCACAGGCAAGATGGTGCCGTGGGAAATGACCATTGGCACGTCCTCCGCCACCCGTATGGGCCCGGATGGCGACCTGAAGTACGTTGAGCACACCGGCAAGGCCATTGAGGCGGGCCGCGTGTCGCTGCAGGACCTGGAAGCCCAGATGCGAATGGCCGGCGGCAAGTTGCTGCAGCGTGAAGACTCTGGCACCAAGACCGCGACTCAGGCAGACGAAGAAGCGGCGCAAGACAACAGCCCGCTGGAGACGATGGCGGGCCGTCTGGAGGATTGCGGAGACCAGATCCTACAGCTGTTCGCCATGTGGCTGAGCCTGCCGGACGGCGGGAACATCAAGGTCAATGGCAACTTTGATGCGGATTACATCCCCGAGGTGACGCTGCCGGCATTGCTGAATATGCGCAATTCGGGCGCCCTGTCTGACGAAACGCTTTTCAACGAGATGCTGCGCCGCCGCGTCGTTTCCGATGACCTCAGGTGGGAAGACGAGCGGGAGCGCATCGAGCAGCAGGGGCCGGCGCTGGGTAGCATGTAATGGCGACCGTCAACGAGCAGATGCAATCGGCGTCAATCAGCCATCAGTTAGACCTGCAGCAGTACAGTAACGCCGAGGTCCGCAAGATCATGGCGCTGTTGAATCGCGCCGATGCTGATTTGGCGGCTCGTCTTGCTGATGCCGTGGCCCGCATGGACGGCCAGAGCTTCACCGTGCAGTACCTGGAGCGCATGCTTGCCTCGGTGCGAGAGCTGAACGCGCAAACGATGGCTTCAGTTGCCGAACAGGTAATCACCGATATGGTGGCGCTGGGGCAATACGAGCTGGACTATCAGGACCGGCTGTTCACTACGGTTATTCCGGCCCCGGCCTTGGCGGTCGCGCCGCTGGCCGGCGTCACGCTGGCGCAGGTTCGCCAGATTGCATTTAGCCGCCCGTTTCAAGGCAAGCTGCTGTCGGAGTGGCTGAGCGACATCGAGGCCGCCCGGGCTGCCCGCATTCGTGATGCGATCCGCATCGGCATGACCAGCGGCCTGACCAATGACCAGATTGTCCGCAGCATTATGGGCATCAGGTCAGAGGGCTACGCTGACGGCCTGCTGAACCGGTCACGGCAGGACATCGAGTCGATGGTGCGCACTGCCATCGGCCATGTGTCGCAGGGCGCGCGGGATCAGTTCTATGCAGCCAACGATGACCTGGTCGCTTCGGTCAAATGGCTGAGTACTCTGGATTCGAGGACATCGCCCGATTGCCGGTTGCGTGATGGGTTGCGGTACAGCAAGGATCACAAGCCGGTCGGGCACTCAGTGCCATGGCTGGCAGGCCCGGGTCGCATCCACTGGCAGTGCCGGTCTACGTCGACGCCGATCATCACGCTTTGGGAAGAGCTGGGCCTGACGCCCGAGGAAATCGGCGAGGCTGACCGGGCCAGCATGGATGGCCAGGTGCCTGAGTCCATGAGCTATGGCGACTGGCTAAAAACCCAGAGCGCAGAGCGCCAGGACGAGGTGCTTGGCCCGACACGCGGCAAGCTGTTCAGGGAAGGCGGGTTGACCCTTGATCGCTTTTACAACGACAAGGGCCGTTATCTGGACCTGGATCAGCTGCGAGAACGCGACGCGCGGGCCTTTGAGAAGGCGGGTATTGCGGCGTAACATCAGCGCATGACCGACAAGCGCCGATTCACCGTCATCGACGGAACGCCAGCACCAGAGACACCAGCAGAGCAGGTGCGCAAGCGCGTTCGCGCTATGCCAAGGCCAAAAGCCATGCCCCAGTGCGGCCGCTGCGGCGGTCGTGAGTACATCGAGGCCAAGATCGGTATTGGCAAGTCGGTGACCAAGCAGAAGCTGTGCGTACTATGCCTTATGGGCGGCGAAAGGGTGGTGATGGGATGATTGGTGGGGCATGATTAAGCGCCATCACATAATCAAGGAAAGACCATGATTCAAGGCAACGAAAATCAATCTGCTTGGGACCAGTATTACGCCGCTGCTGTGATAGCTGTCAGTGCAAAAGCATCTGAAGGCAAAGGAAGCCCGCTAGACGGCTTGCAGAATACATCGCTGGCGATAGCCAGTCGCGCGGCACAGCTGGCAGATCAAATGATGGCCGAGCGCCAAAAGCGATTTAAGTGAACAGGTAGAACTGAAAGCAACCCGGCCAAGCGCCGGGTTTTTTGTACCCAAATTTCAGCCTCGCTCATGCGAGGCTTTTTTATGCCCGCGTTTCGGATGAAACAGGGCGAACCGGGCCGGATGGCCTAGCAGATGGGCGGATGCCCGAGGAAATACACCATGCCTTTCAAATTTGATGCTGATGGCCACATCGTCCTGCAAGAGGTCAACGGCCAGAAACTGCCGGTATTTACTGATGCTCAGGGTAAGGAAGCGCCTTTCGACGCTGACAGCACCGTCGCAACCATTGGCCGCCTTAACGGTGAAGCCAAGGGGCATCGCGAGCGTGCCGAGGCGGCTGAGGGCAAGCTGAAGGGCTTCGAGGGGATCGAAGACCCGGCAGCGGCGCTGAAGGCGCTGACGACCGTCAAGAACCTCGACGAGAAGAACCTGATAGCCGCAGGTGACCGCGACAAGGCTGTCTCCGAGGCGGTGAAAAGCGTTGAGGAAAAGTACGGCCCGGTGGTCAAGGAAAACGAGACCCTTAAGGGGCAGCTGAACAACCATCTGATCGGTGGCGCGTTCGCTTCCTCCAAGTTCATCGCTGAGAAGTTTGCGGCCGAGGGCCCTGCTGGCGTTGAGATCGCCCGCGCTCTGTTCGCCAACAGCCTCAAGGTCGAAGACGGCAAGGTCGTTGGTTATGACGCCCAAGGCAACAAGCTCTACTCCCGCACCCGGCATGGCGAGCTGGCCAACGCAGAAGAGGCTATCGAACTGCTGGTCGAAGCCTATCCCTACAAAGACCACATCCTGAAGGGCTCTGGCGCCAATGGCGGCGGCGCTCCGAACGGTGGTGGCGGAAACAACGGCGGCAAGAAGTCCATGAGCCGCACCAGCTTTGACGCGCTTTCTCCGCCTGATCAGGCAGCGTTTGCGCGCGAAGGCGGCGTAGTCAACGACTGACGCCGCAATCATGCCGATGCCCGGATGGGGGTCGGTGCTTGGGTCGGATGGCCCGGAAGTCTGAAAACTCAATCATCGATCTGAAATCAAGGAGCCTTCAAATGGCCAACACTCTGACCGGGCTGGTGCCCACTCTGTACAACGCGCTGGACGTGGTGTCCCGCGAACTGGTCGGCATGATTCCTGCCGTTTCCTCTGACATGACCTACGATCGCGCTGCTGTAGGCCAAACCGTGATGTCTCCGGTTGTTGGTTCTGCCACTGCTACCGACATCACCCCGGCCGTTACTCCGCCGAACGACGGTGATCAGACCATCGGCAACGTGCCGATGACCATCACCAAGGCTCGCCGTGTCCCGATCCGCTGGAACGGCGAAGAGAAGCGCGGCCTGGACAACAATGGCGCAAGCTACAACGTCATTCTGTCCAACCAGATCCAGCAAGGCATGCGTACTCTGGTGAACGAGATTGAGGCTGACCTGGCTGCTCTGCACGTCAACGCCTCCCGCGCCTACGGCACCGCCGGTACTGCCCCGTTCGGCACCGCTGCCGACCTGAGCGATTCCGCTGGTGCTCTGCGCATTCTGGAGGAAAACGGCGCGCAAGGCCTGGACTTCCAGCTGGTGCTGGGTACCGCGGCAATGGCTAACCTGCGCGGCAAGCAGTCTGTCCTGTTCAAGGTGAACGAGTCGGGCCGCGAGGACATGCTGCGCAATGGCATCACCGACCGCCTGCAAGGCCTGGCTCTGCGTCAGTCCGCGCAGATCAAGACCTTCACCCCGGGTACTGGTGCGTCCGCCACCACCAACGCTGCAGGTTATGCCGAGGGCGCCACCGTCATTACCCTGGCATCCGCGGGTACCGGCACCGTTCTGGCTGGCGACGTGATTACTTTTGCTGGCGACAGCAACAAGTACGTCGTAGCCAGCGGTGACACCGATGTATCCGACGGCGGCACCATCACCCTGCAAGCACCGGGTCTGCGTCAGGCCATCCCGGCATCGGCCACCAACATCACTGTGATCTCTGCCAGCGCGCGCAACATGTTCTTCGCTCGCTCGGCGATCGCTCTGGCGACTCGCGCACCGGCCCTGCCGGAAGGCGGCGACAGCGCGGTGGATCGCATGATCGTGACCGACCCGCTGACCGGCCTCAGCTTCGAGGTGTCGATGTACGCCCAGTACCGCCAGATGCAGTTTGAGATTGCTGCAGCCTGGGGCTGTGCTGCGGTGAAGAAAGAACACATCGGCCTGCTGCTGGGCTAATCCCGTTTGCCGGGGCCTCCGGGCCTCGGCCTCTTTCTGGAGCAACGCATGAAAACCATCAAGGTAAAACCGTGGGGCAAGGATCAGGGTGACCACGTCGTCATCAACGAGTCCGACTACGACCCGAAGGTTCACAAGCTGCTGGACGAGGCTGACGACAGCGACAAGCCATCCAAAGGCCTCACTGTCGAGCAGCTGACGGCCGCTCTCACTGAAAAAGGCATCGAAGCGCCTGCGAGCGCCAAGAAAGCCGATCTGGCCAAGCTGCTGGACGAGGCATAACCCATGCTGATCATCGAGAATGGCTCAATCGTGGCCGGTGCCGACAGCTACGCCACCGCTGCCGAGCTGGCGACCTATGCCGCCAACTACGGCCTGACCATTCCCGGTACCGAGGCAGAGCAGGAAGCCCTGCTGCGCCGCGCCTATCTGCAGATGAACACCCTGCCTTGGAAGGGCTGGGCGGTTAACCGCGACCAGACCGGTGCCTGGCCGCGCTATGGGGTGCTCTCGAACGGGTATGAGCTGCCATCGGACGCTATCCCGCGCCAGGTCAAGCAGTGCCAGATGGCGATGGCGGGAGAAATCCATGCAGACGACATCGACCCGCCCGAGCTGCGCAAGGGCGCCGTTATCAAGGATCGCGTCGAAGGGGCGGTAGAGCGGCAGTATGGCGCAGCGAAGTTGTCAGTATCGACGCCTGTGGCTGGTCGGCAGTCGCTTGCCAACGTGGCCGGGCTGC